ATATAACAGGCGCTCCTAATATAGAGTCTGAAACATCAACAGGACAGGAAACAATATAATGGCAGGTATAGGTAATCTAGTACACTTTGTAGGATATGTTGTTGATCGTGAAGATGGTCAAAACTTAGGTCGTGTGAAAGTTAAAGCATTAGGCTTTCATGATCCCGATATATCTGTTGTGAATCCAAATGACTTACCATGGGCATATGTAGTCGATGGAACGTATGGTGCGGTTACAACAATTCCGTTAGTTGGTGAATGGGTATTTGGTGCGTTTCTCGATGGGCGGGATGCTCAACATCCTATTGTGTTAGGTCGTATTCCAGGTTATAATAGTCAGTTACCTTCTGGGTCAGATGTACAGGGCACTACAGACGGGGAGTTTGCAGGTACAGAAATGTTTGGGTCGTTTCCATTACATCCTGCTGTGATTGGAGAAGGTATCGATCAATTAGGCGGTGTTGTATCAGGGGCAACTCCTACACGTACTGAAGAACAATTAAAAGATCCTGTAGGCGTGGGTATTGATAAAACTTATTTTGTTGATGGCAATGAACCCGAAGATGGTCGTCAACATAAAGAACAAGTTACAAAGGTTCCTGCTCGTGATTTGAATAGTCGTGTAATATCTTCTACTGATGATCAAAATTATATTTTAATGGAAGATGAGAACGCAGGTGTTATACAAATTGTACATCATACGGGCACTACAATACAAATAGAAGAAGATGGTGATATATTAATTAAATCTCGTGGTGGTCAACAAACGATGGTTGACGGAGGACAAGTTAATCAGATAGAAGGTGACCAAAATACAATGATTGGTCAGGACTATACATTACGAGTTGACAATAATGGTAAAATGCATTTTAATAATGATCTTGACATTGAATGCGAGAACTTTAGTTTAACAGTACGTGGTGATTCTGTATTTAATACGAAAGGAACTTCTACATATAAGACATGGGGTAATATGTTCTTAAATACAGGAGATAATCTTGACATCGTATGTGAGAGTAAATTAAAAATACATTCTGTCGATCTGACTACATTAGAATCAAGTAATAATGGAATCTACTTATATGCTACGGGTGGCAATAATAATATTGATTTAACATCGGGCTCTATTAAAATGACTACGGAAATAAAACCGAATGAAGCAATACCTGATATTGTAGAGGCGAATACACATCACTTAGGGGAAATCGATATACAAAGTGCAAACAATTTACGTATCGAAACGAAAGGAGCCCCTGCAGATTCACCGCCTAGCACCGCAGAGCTCGAAGGCTCAGAAGGTTATATTGATATTAAGTCGTCAGCAGGTATGCGTTTAGAAACAACAGGCGGAGATCTTACAGCGAAGTCATCTGCTGATACTTATATTACAACAACAACGAATTTAGGTTTAACAACAGGGGCATTAACAGATATAGCGTCTGTAGATAAACTTGCTATAGGATCAGGTGCTAATACACATATTCGTGGCACACAAGTTCATATAGATGATTATGTTTATATGGCAGGAGGTGGTGCTGATACCCACAGTGCTATTGATAGTAGAGTAGAACAACATTTACCTGCATCATCTATACTAGCAGAAATATCATCATTGACTCGTTTAAATGATGATGACGAGTTATCATTAGAGAAAGCATCAGCACCTGCTATTGTGATACCACCTAAATCATTGGGAACGGGTGGATATAAAGTATTAGATTATCCTAATATACCGAATCCAACATCAGCGTTTTACGATTATCAAGTTAAAGGAAATGAATCATGACAACATGTCCAGCAAATTTAGCACTAGATCAACTAAAGAAAGATGATATAGTATCGGGTATATTAACCGAAGAAGATCTTATTAATCTAAATGATCCTACGAAACAGTTGGATCAAGCACTGTTGTTAGCTACTACCGCACTTTTAAATGAAAAGTTTGATGACATGAAAACAAAAGATGTGCCATCGAATTATACGTATGGTAAATTTAAGGAAGAATTTCCATCGTTATCTGATCGTATTGGTGCGGGTCCTCTAACACCTGCCGAAGTTGCTATATTCGTAACAGAGAACGGTGCAAGATTACAAGATCCTTTACCGGGTACTGGAGATGATAATGATACGAATGCTTTTGATGACGATGACAATAATAATGTACAGTTCGGTGATGCGGATCAAATAAGTGTTGATTATAGTACATGGACACCGGGTGCTCCATTACCTGTTGGCGTAAAAGTATCATTAGAACAAATGGATTCGTTCTTTGATGATAATATAGGGGGTACATTATCAGCAGGTACCTGTGCTGCGTTTATGGTTATAGGTAGTAATATCGGTTCAATCATTAAAAAGATGAAAGCTAAGGCAGAATCATTGGGTGATATTCCTGCATTGGATCTTAAAAACTTTTCTCTTAAGGATATTCTATCAGGTTTCGTAGTTAAAATCAAGTTGCAATTAGATTTAATTTCAAGTACTATAAAGAAAACCATTGATAAACTAGTCAAAAAAGCAAAGGCAGCTGCGAAATCTGTAGCAAAAGCGATTGATAAAGGTATGGCTGACTTTAAAAATGCCGGTAAAGCTATTGATGGCATGATAAAAAACTCGTTGAAAAAGGTGACTGATCTAGTATCTGAAAAGAATATTAAGGGTTTAAAAGACAGTATTGATAAGATGGTGGCGGGTGCTGCATCGATGTTTGAGAAGTTAACCCCTGCTATATTGGGTTTATTAATGTTTAGATTCTGTCAAGTAACCAATGCTATACAGGGTATGCTGGATAAACCACTTAAAAATTTACAGAATACTGCCGATAAAGTACAACAAGTTCAGAAAAGTATTAAGTCAAAATCAGCAGAATCGACTAAAAGTGCAGTTGCATCAGGCGCTACACGCATGGATCCTGATGAAGTTGACGAGAAAAAAGAAGAAATTATTAAAGTACAGAAAGCAAGATCCGTAGGTGTTGATAAACTAGCTGATGAATTAATAGAGATATATGAGAAACCAGATGGATTTACGAATGATTTTCAATGGGCAAGCGGATCCGATCAATATCCAAAAGCAAAAAGGATGCCTAGATATGGTACTATCGAAAGAAATGATCTTGACAAGTTTAAAGATGGTGGTTCCTATCTATTGGGGAGAACAGTAGGTGGTTCGAGAATACGAATAATGGACACCGAAGATATGGCCACTACATTACGCAAGGATGGTAAGGATACGGGTGAAGCAAGTCCTGCGTGGAACTATGTTAAGACAGACATGTTTCTTATGTTAATGGATATGGCCCAGCAATTAAATTTTGATATTGGTGAGTATGAAGTAGTTAAAATGATACGTGGTTTTAGATACGATATACCAGAAGCGGATATTAAAACGGGGGTTGATGCTCGCAAGTTCTCTAAGGGAAAGGGTATAACTGTACAAACTCCTACTGATAATAAGGGAAGAATGATGTATTTCATAGCGGCTTCCCGTGCTGGATTCCCAGGTATTGCTATTGATACTGATAAAATGCATTTAACTATGGGTAATAGATTAGGTGTTGTTGTGAATGAAATGTTGAGCGAATTTAATAAAATCATTGAAAAAACTGATTCTGGAGAGTTAGAATATGGTACGGAGCAAACAATACCTATACAATTAATAGGGGATGCTATACGCAAACATAAGAATGATATATGGGGTAATATCACATTTGCTGAAACACCTCCTCCGTCAGAAGAAGAAACACAAGATGAAGCGATTGAAAATACTCCTGAGGCTGAAACAAGTTCTGCGCCAACACCTCCTGATATTAAATTAGGCGGTATGAATGTGCCACATGACTTCCCTGTAGATCAAATAATATTAGAGGAAGGGGAAACATTAGAATCATACTCTACTGATAATGTGACAGGTAATGTATTGACATATACTGTTAAGGGTCAAGATGAAGAAGGGTTTAGTTATACGAATCAAAGAAGGACAGGATTCAGTATGTCAATGCAACGAACCGGCGCAACTACGGGTGGCGGTGAAACCTTTAACAGCAATTAACATAAATAATATATAAACCCAGGAACAAGTAAATGGCATTATCACCAAAAAGAATACCAAGAGTTACAGCGGCGGATTTTCATAAGAATCTGCAAATCATTCCTGGGAAAGAAGATTTAGCACGTAAAGTAAACGAACAAGCAGTTAAAGAAAGTATACGTAATCTTGTATTAACGAATAAAGGAGAACGACCATTTCAACCACAATTAGGTTGTGATGTACGTAAGTTATTATTCGAGAATATAACACCACAAACATTTGACTTAATACAAACTGTTATTACGGATACGATTGAACAATACGAACCACGATGTGAATTATTAGGAGTTGATGTCTTTGGTGATATTGACTCAAATGCAGTTGACATTAAGATTGTGTTTCGTTTAATAAATACAGATACCCCAACATCATTTAATATAATTCTAGATAGGATTAGATAAGCACATGGCAAAGATAGCACCATATACAGGACTTGATTTCGCACAAGTTAAAACAAACTTGTTAAATCATTTGCGTAATCAAGAACAATTCAAGGGATATGATTTCTCGGGATCAAACTTAAATGTACTAGTTGACATTATGGCATATAATGCTTATAATAATATGCAATACTATAATATGACACTAGGGGAAACATTCCTTGATTCAGCGCAGTTGAAGAATAGTATTGTATCTCACGCAAAAGAATTAAATTATTTGCCACGTTCAAGACGTTCAGCAGGGGCGTTATGTAAACTACGTATTACTAGTTCTTCAAATGCAGGTTCATTTACTATACCTCGTGGGACTCCCTTCTTAGGTAGATGTGGTAATGCATCATATACATTCATTACAAATAAAACATATATTGCTGCAAAGGTTGCCCCTAATATATTCGAAGTAGACGATGTTGCTATATTCGAAGGTCGTACAATTAACGAAGTGTTAGATGTAAACAATACCACATTATCTAATTCGTTTATTGATACACGTAGTATTCGTTTATTCGTAAATGGTAATGAATTTAGATTTACATCTGGTGTGTTTGGCGTAACTGAAAATGATAGAGTGTATTACTTACAACCAGAATTAAATGATAAGTATTCGATACAATTTGGACAAACTGTATTTGGGTATCAACCAACTGCTTCAGATGTAATAGAAGTTCAGTATCGTATTTCAAGTGGGACTCAAGCGAATGGCATTAAGGCGTTTAACACGAGTTCTTTGCCTGGTGCATCGTCTGTTACTATTACGCCAACCTCGTCCTCAGTAGGAGGCGCAGAAGCGGAATCAGTTGAAAGCGTGAAATCGTTTGCGCCTAAAGCGTTTCAAGTTCAGAATCGTGCGGTGACCGCTAAGGATTACGAAGTTTTGCTTAAGACGCAGTTTCCCGAAATAGAAAATATCTCGGTGTTTGGTGGCGATGAAGTATCTCCTCCTCAGTTCGGTCGTGTAATTATCGCTGTTGATGTACAAGGTCGTGATGGTGCTGCTGCAACTGAACTAGCATTATATAAAGATTACATTCAAACGAAAAGTCCTTTGACAATCGAACCCGTTTTCCAAGACGCACAATTTATGTACGGCAAAACAACTATCGATGTTGCATATAGTCGTAATAACATAATGACATCGCTTGCCGGATTAAAGACGATGATTTCAGCGCAACTAGAGGCATACAATACAATCAATCTAAATAGGTTCGGAGTAACAATGTCATTATCGGATCTTGCGTATGATTTGTCAACCGTTAATCCTGCAATTGAATCAATCTCGATTGCGTGTGAACCTACTATTGATTATCAACCCGCTGTCAATATCATAGAAAGTCCTACATTCGCATTTAATCAGCAGTTAATTAAACCATACCCGTATAACGATACACAAGGTTCAATTGATTATAAGCCATGTTTGACATCATCTAAATTTACTATCAATAATACGACTGTATCATTACAAGATAATGGTAAGGGTGTTGTTCAAGCGATTGTGGCAAATGATTCTTTACGATCTATTGCAAAAACTGATCTTGGCAGTATCAATTATGATACTGGTGTTATCATCTTAAAAGATTTGCTTATATCAGGGTTCGAGGGAGACGCAATTAAGATCAGTGTCAAGACAAAGAATCGTGACTTCACGACACCTAAGGATCGTATCTTCAAATTACGTACAGTCGATACGACAATTAATACAAGGCCAGTATAATGCAATACCGACCCAAGACAGTATCGCCTAGTATAGAAACGCAGTTTCCTGGGTTCTATCGTGACGATGCCCCTGAGTTTATTGATTTCGTAAAATCATATTATGACTTTCTTGACGGGTCGAATGAAAGGAACTTTGCTAAACTACGTGACATTGATACGACACTAGAAAAGTTTCTGATATACTATAAAGAAAAATATTTAAAAGATTTAATACTTCCTGAAACAGCAGACATACCATTCATTGTAAAAAACATCGGCGATCTTTATTTAAGTAAAGGTACGCCAGAGGCACTTGAGTTATTATTCAAGATGTTCTATAAGGTAGAGGTTGAACATTATCATCCGGCGTCCTCTATTTTAACTTTGTCGGATTCCAAGTGGTCGTTCGGAACATTCCTTGAACTCATACCTGTTACTGATACTAGCAGTTATCATCTACAGAAAGGTGATGTGATTGAAGGTGATACTTCGAAGGCAAAAGCATTTGTTGATGAAATTGTGTTCTATAATATTGACGGATTAATTGTTCCTGTAGCGTTTATATCAAATGTTTACAGACAGTTTACTTCAGATGACGGATTGAAAGTTACACGTAACGGACAAGTTACATTCCCAGGCAAATTAATCTATGGTTCTATTACGTCAGCACAAGTAACAAATGATACTTCTACGCCAGATAATAAAGTCGGCGATCCTGTTAAATTTGTTAGTGATTTAGACGGCGTTGAAGGAGAAGGAATCGTAACCGGAATCGATGCTGCTCCGACAGGTGTTGTTGAATGGCAATTGATTGATGGTGGGTGGGGATATGATGTGCCTGAAGGAATCGTACCTGACGAGAATAATCAATATAATATACCAATAGATTTTCCTACAGGAAATGCTGACAACACAATACGAAAGTCAACGCAAGTATTAGTATTAGATGGACCTGAATTATTTGATGCAGATGGAGTAACACCTCTAATACAACCTTTAGATACATTGCAAACACCTGGTGCGGGGAATAACGTAGTGGGTAAAGCAAATAATGGATCAGGTAATTATGACGTTGATACTACTATTCAAAACATTAAGTTTTTAGGTACAGGGACTGTCATTGCATATGAACATCCTAATATTTTTGTAGAAGCGGTTGCGGAGAACGATGCCGCTCTTGCAAGTTCAGCGTTTGTTTGTCTTGATACAAATCAAACTGATGGCGATGGCAATACGATTAATACGAAAACAACAATACCAACTTCTTTAGATTTATTCGAATCAAGAGATTTAGACATCAGAACAATCACAACAAGTGTTACATTATCAAGATCAGGTACAACCTTTTCCGGAGGAAATCCTGTACTTAACACAGTAAGTGCAATGACAAGATTTAATGACACTGCAGATTTTTCAATTGGTGCATATTCTGAAGTAGAAGATGTAAGAATTATATCTACATTGATTAGCGACTACGTAAATGTATCGCCTGATTCAACAAACGTAAATTCCGGGTTAGCATGGACAGCAACACGAATTGTTGACGGGTTAGGTATCACAGATCAAAAATTTGGATCGATTAAAGAATTGCTTGTAAGAAGTGCGGGTGCTGATTACAAGAATAATATAAGAACAATTGTAAAACATCCTTTGATGGTCAAATTCAAAAAAGGTGTATTGGGATTAAGGTTTGATAAATCAAATATACGTATCACGGCAGGTGATATAATAACACAAACTATTCGTGTTAAGGATTTGTCTAATGTATCAATTAACAATGCTGGCGGATTGTTAGATAAAATAATTACAGTAAAGGGTGAATTTATCGATAGTGTTGATAATACGTTCTTTTTTAAACCATTATCGTTTAATCCTTTTAGAGTTTATAACGATAGTGATCCTACGTATGCTTCAACAATATCGTTTAGAGGCGAAACATTAAAAATTCAAGCAGTAACAACTAGCGATAATTATCTTTTCATGGGTGAAAATGCTAGTATCGAAGGTCAAGCAAGATCTGTTACTGGTAGGATTGTATCTGTTGATGTTTCTAAATCAGGATTTAGGTATAGGACAGGCGAAACTGTAAACCTAGTCAATAATAAAGAACCGACTACATTGATACCTAATCCTAAATATCAACAACCTGTAGGAAGAGCAAAACTTGATGTCGGTGGTATAGGCAGAACAGAAGGGTCTTGGAAAACGACAAAATCACACTTATCGGATAATGGTAGGTATATTCGTGACAATGATTATTATCAAGAGTATTCATATGAAATATCTTCTATATTAGATCCATCAGTGTATGAAAAAACAGTTAAAGATACTGTCCATGTTGCAGGAACAAAGATGTTTGGTGCGCCACTCATATCAACAATCGATGATGTGCAACCACAAATTGATAGCAGTATCGTAGCGGTAGA